TGCTCGCTATGGGCTTCTTCATTTGGACTATCTATAAACAGTCAGTAACACGTGAAGAGAAACTAATGACAGAGATCACCGAGAATCGCCTAGTTAACGAGAAAGCTATAGAAACCTTAACACTCTATGCTGAGCGACTCGGCAACATAGAGACAGATGTAAAAGAGATTAAAGAGATTATAACTCACGAATAATTATGCGGCCCCCATTCATTTGGGGGTCGTTTTTATATTCTGGTACGGCTTGAAAATATTGACTTAACAGTATTGTTAGAAAATTTTGTGTGTATTTTGATGCTCTGGTGCGTTACAATCAATCTATCTTAAAAGAAAAGAGTGATAGACTATGAGTACAATCATAAGAGTAGAGAAAAACCGGAACTATACGGTGATGTCAAATCAGTTTCTAAGAAACAAGGAACTAAGTTTAAAAGCTAAAGGCCTTCTGGCAGTGTGTCTAAGCTTACCAGACGACTGGGACTATTCTATAAATGGTTTAGTGGCTATTTGTAAAGAAAGTGTAACTGCAGTAAGAAATGCTATGAAGGAATTAGAAGAGCGCGGTTATATGAAAATAAACAAGCTACAGAACGAAAGAGGCCACTTCTATTATGAGTATGTTATCTACGAAACTCCAGATACAGGTTTTCTATATATGGATAAATCAGATATGGAAAAGCTACCTGTAGAAAAGCAAGCTGTAGATAATCAGCGACAATTAAATACTAATCAATTAAGTACTAATGAATTAATTACTAATGAATTAAATTTATTTATAGAGGAGCACGCTAGCGCGGCTATACAACCTTATCTAAATGATTATATGGAAATGAGAAAAGAAATAGGAGCACCCCTATCCATGCGCGGATTAAAGATGCTCCTAAAAAGACTAGACAAACTATCAAATAGCAATACAACTATGCAGAGATTAATGTTAGAGAACGCTACTCAAGGTCAGTGGAAAAATGTGTACCGTCCTAAGGACGAAGAGATAGAGGCTGCGAGTAAGGCGCTCGTAGAAAACTTAAGGTCATTATATAATATCTAAAAGAAAAATACCAGCAACCTGATAGAAGAAAGGTGCTGGTATTTTTCGTTAAACTCTGTCCGCTTGTTGATGTGTATATTCTATTGTGGCGAAGATGCTTTTGCTCCCCAAAGAAAATATATCACGTTTATGACTGAATTGCAAACTTTTTATTAATTTTTTGATATTTTTGTTGATAATGTTAGTAAATTGTTAGTAAAATCAGACTGAGGTGATAACATGAAAACTCAAGATTTTAATGAATTAGTTGAAGAGCAGTTTGGTATTTGCCGGGCAATATTAGAAACTAAGGGCAAGGAGTATGCCCCTGATGATAGTGATCGGCTCTCTGCTTTTAAAACTGCAGGAAGCGTATTACATCGTACTCCTATCCAAGCTCTTGGCGGTCAAATGTCAAAGCACACAATTTCATTATTTGAAATGATTGAGAACAACTGCACCGATAATGACCTATGGCTTGAAAAGCTTACAGACCAAATTAATTATTTGTTATTGCTTAAAGGGCTTATACGCGACCAGGAGGCTCCAGAATCGCCTATATCAAGTTTAATCAATTAGGCATATACAAAGCTAGGCTATAAACTAAAAACGCGATACAGAGCGTTTATGGGCTCCATATCGCGTTATATATATTAGTTAATCAAAAAGATGTTCGTCAATTGCTCCCCAGAACCAAATATCAGGCTCTTTTCTACAAGTGGTTGCATAACGGTTGTGATAAACAGTGAAGTCAATGAGGTCGCAACCATCATTGCCATAGATAGGCTCTACAATAAACTTGCCCATAACGGTATCGAATTCAAGATACTCGTCTTCGTTAGCTTCTCTGATAAAGCCGAACTGCTCTTCAAGATAATTCCAAAGTCTGTTAGTCATAGTTGTGTACCTCTTTAGAAAAGTGTTACGATAGTGGGCTTCTTAATACGGTTGCCAAGAATGAAGTTAGCGAGCTTATACTCAAAGTCGATAAATTCCTTCATATCAAACTCATCGTAGCTGTAAAACATTTCAAAACTAAAGCCCTTATCCGTATAGTCGAAGGTAGCGATAAGAAAACGGTCGTCGCCGTCAATGAGGTCCTGCTTAAGCATTTTGTGAATGTCGCCAGAAGTGTTTTCAAGCTTCATTTCATAAATGCCCGTGAGCGGAATGATGTTGTAAGAGCAGTCGTTGATGTGTACCTTAAGTTTGGTCCAAGCGATAGTTTTGTTGTTAGTCATAGTTGTGTTCTCCATTCATTAAATTTATTTTTTTAGTGCCTTACTCTCAAGCACATATATATTATACCATATTTGGAAGGATTTGTAAGCTGACAAACCGCACAAACTTTTAGGAGGTTTTTTGTATGAATCGTATAGAAATCAAGGTTTTGAACCCCGAAGCCGTCAAAGAGGCTGAGAAAATGATGGTGTTTTGCGCTCGTTTAACTCAGCGAGGACATAATATACATACAATGCAAGATTTAGAAAATTTGCTAGAAAAGGAATATAAGCCAGCTACTGTTAAGAACATATGTGCTCTCCCCCACCCTACCGTGCAGAAGTTCGGAACTATACATATTGCAGTAGTAGGAGGGTCTAGACGCTTCTTAGCACAGATAACTCGTCACCAGAATGATGTAAAGTTTATGAGTGCTTCACTACAGTATAGTGATTACTCGGATGCTGCAGACTTCTGTGTGCCTTATGAGATTATGGAAGCCGGTCTAGAAAATGAATACATAAAAAGTTGTCAGTCTGCTATGGAAGACTACAAGACTTATACCTCTGTATCTGGTAATGACCCTGCAGGCTATGTAGCGCCTCAGGGACTTAGAAATATATTAATAATCTCGGCTAATGTTTTTCAGCTTAAGCACATGATAGGCCAACGTATTTGTAATCGAAACACTACAGAGACTAAATATATAATGATGAAAATTTGGGAAGAGCTATACAAGCTATCACCTAATATGTTTAATATCAGAGTGACTGGCGCTGGTTGTCAGCGCGTTACTGGCTGTCAAGAAGGAAAGATGTGCTGTGGAAAACCGTTTTCTAAACATATTACACCGACTGAATTAATAGCTCAGGAATATCCTTTGCTAGTGAGTTAAACTAAAAAACTATGCAATAATAAATATATTTATCAGGGCTAGTAAACTAAAAAACTTAATTATAATAAATATATATTCTAGTACTGAAGTAAACTAAAAATGTTTATAATAATAGAATAATAAATAAATTAATAATTAATTAAATAATTAAATATCTATATATTTTTATTTAAGAACCTAGAGATTTTTTAGATATTGCAGCAAGCTGCTAGACAGCAAGCTGTCTATAGACTTCAGGCAAAGCCTTCAGTCTAATCTTTAGAAAAAAGTTGTCTATAGAAAATTTCTTTAGTAAAATACTTTTTAGTTAGTTTTCCAACAGATAACTATTATAGAAAAATAATAATTAAATATATTGGCGAAGGGGGGCCCCCGAGCCGGTATAAAACACAATTGCTCTTCAGAGGCTCATATTTCGCTTCTGGGGAGCTTTTGTATTTTCTGAGGGTACTTTATAGCCCTATAGCTTAAAACTCAATACAGGAGGTTTTAGGAGCCTTCTGGCGCGTTTATATATTATTTAAATACATAAAAATTAATATATTTATATCGTATATTATAATAGGTTATTGTGTATTTTATTATTTTTTAATTTTTTAACAACTTGCTCCAAAATAATAAGCTAAATTCATTGCGAGCACCTGAGAGTGCTTAATAAAAATTATCTGGGTGATGGCCGACATCAGAAAGAACTATTATGAAAAGAAGACCTTATGCAGGAGAAATTACGAAAGAGTATTTACAGAAGCTCGGTATTGAGTATGTATCTACAGATGGAACTGTCGTTATTAAGAAAGGCGAACAGGTAGCTATTAACGTTAGCGAGAAAGCTAAGAAGCCTTATGGCAATGTATCGTTTTATGACCCGGACATTTATGCAGCTACACCTAAAGAGGAAAGAAAAAACTATACTGGTGAATTTACTCTCGGTATTCACGTATTAAATTATGTTTGGAATAGGGGAACAAAGCCGTTTGGCATGGTAGTACATCATCAGGATAATAACCCTCGCAATAATGACATAGACAATCTTGAGCTTAAAACACCTCGTGAGAACGTAATGGAAGAGCGTGAAGAGAGCACCAGAGAGCTTAAGTGCAATATGAATAACCCCCGTAGCTTCTATGAAGAAAAGCTTGAGCGTCTTGAACAAGAATACCTTCTCGCATTAGAAGCAGGCGATCAGGCTAAACTACATAACTTACGTTCTTATAAATCTCAGTGTAGAGCAAATCTTAGATACTGGGATTCTCACAAAGAAGAGTTTGAGGAAATTCAGGCCGTCAACGCGGCCAAAGCCGAAGCGAGAGCTAAAGCAGAACTTAAGTCTAAGCATATCAAGGTACTTAGAGAGCTTGCTAATGCTGCTAAGGCAAATGGCGACTACGATCGCTGGCACAATATTCTACGAGTAATCAACAACTATGAAGCATTCCCACAAGAAAAAATTATACATATCGTTGCTAGAGAAGAGGAGAAAAGAAATGCAAGACAATCAAAAGAGAATTGAGCAAGTTACTAAAAATTGTGAGCAGCTTCTGGACGCGTTTAAAAGCCTTAAAACAGTCGTTGACTCGCTTACAGATATAAGTGATAGGCTACAGAAGCTTGCTGATATACGAGAAAATTTAATTAGCTACGACGAAAACAAAAACGCCCACTAAAACATTTGCAAAATTATATCGAGAGCAATTTTTAGTGAGGGCTGCTTATGAACGAGAACGAAATACTACGCACTATAAACTGTATAATATTAGACCTTGAACAACTCAAGCAAGCAATTAGAGAATTAGAAGAAATGATTAAAGAAAGGAACTTAAGAAATGAATAAAAATGAACGTGTCTATTATGTAAAGAAGTTGAGGTTGCTTAACTTCTTAGTACAAAAGGGATTAAGAGATTACGAAGTAATTCCTGACCCGACCAGCTATAAAGGTTATAACTGGTTTGTCTATAAGCGTACGCCCGAACTTAACGAGGCTTTAGAAGAATATTTTTCACAGTTTAAATAATTAATAAATTAATGAATGGAGATTGAATAATTATGAATATGAGTTTTGTTAAAGTAAATACCGAATATTTTAAGAATGGCCTTAAGCCTCTTGATGCTCTGATCTTGTCTGTTATTGAGACTTTTAATAATAACAAGATGCTCTGCTATTGCACTAACGAGCAGTTTGCAGAGATGTTTGCAGTGACTGAAGTAACTGTAGCTAAGTCGCTTGATAAACTTGAAGAGCATGGCTTTATAACCAGAAACACTAAAGTAATTAGAAAAGATGGAAAGCCCACCAGAAGAAGAACTTTAACTATTGTACTTGAAAAGGAGAATTAATTATGACAGTAGGAACAGCAATTGTAGCAAGTGTTGGAATTTTGTGCGCCACCTTTGTTGTGGCCCTAATTATCGGAGCTATTGTAACATTTAAGAAAAAGTAAGGAGTGAGTTTAATGGCACTAAATCAGAGAATGCAGAAAGCTGTTGAGATGCTTGTACATACTAAGATGCAGAAGCAGGAGATAGCTGAAGAGCTCAAAGTGTCCAGAACTACTTTCTCTTTGTGGCTTAGACGAGAAGATTTTCAAGAAGCAATAAAGGCTGAGATGAACAGAGCATTTCAGCCTCTGGCTTATAAAGCTAGACAGCGACTCAATGACTTAATTGACAGTAAAAATGAGCAGGTAGCACTCGCGGCCAGTAAAGATGCCCTTGATCGTGCTGGTTACGGAGCAACTCAGAAAGTAGAAAATACTATTACTAATAAAGAGATAAATATTGAAATAACGGGGGATTAAAAATGCCCCCGATTAATTTAAAGCTAAGTAAGAAGCTCTTCAATGATGTTTACTTCCCTTACTTGTTTGATTATAGTAAGAGGTACAACATTTTTTATGGCGGAGCAGGTTCGGGAAAATCAGTATTTCTCGCGCAGAAATTAATAGTGAAAGCATGTAAGAGCAAAAGAAAGATTTTAGTAATACGTAAATTCGGTACAACACTTAGAGACTCAGTATTTCAGCTCATAATAGATATTCTAAAGAGCTGGCAACTATATGAACACTGCACAATAAATCAATCAACTTACACTATTATCTTACCTAATGAAAGTGTATTTCTTTTTAAGGGCCTAGATGATAGTGAAAAGATTAAGTCTATAACAGATATTACAGACTGTTGGGTAGAAGAAGCTTCTGAGATTACAGATGATGACTTTACTCAGCTAGACCTTCGTATAAGAGCGATGGCAGCTGATCTTCAGCTGTTCGCCAGCTTCAACCCGGTTTCTAAAGCTAACTGGGTTTATAAGAAATGGTTTGACCCTAAGAACGCTACTTATGACAGAGAAGCTACTATGATTCTTAGGACCACTTACCGAGATAATAGATTTCTTCCTGAGGCCTATATAAAAGCACTTGAGGAGAAAGAACAAAGTAATCCAGTTTATTATAAGATATATGCTTTAGGTGAGTTTGCAGTAGCTGAAGGCCTTGTAATTACTAACTGGAAGAAAGAAGATTTTAACCCTCTCGAACTCGCTCAGAAATTTGAGCATAGAGTTGGAATGGACTTGGGCTTTGTTGACCCTTCAGCGGTCATCGAAACCCTCTACGACAGGGATAACAAAACTATCTATGTGTTCGGAGAATTTTATAAAAAAGGCTGTCAACTTAGTGAACTTGCACAGGCAATATTCGATATGAATTTAAGAAAAGTTAAAATCATGGTTGATGCTGCCGAGCCACGAAGCAGAGAGTATTTTAGAAACAAAGGAATTAATGCTCAACCATGTATCAAGGGTGCAGACTCAGTGAAAGCAGGCATAATGTTCCTTCAGGACCACAAAATAATAGTTCACCCTAATTGTCCTAACTTTATTGTAGAGTTAGAGAATTTTAGTTACATAAAGAGTAAGAAGACAGGCGAGTGGACGGAAGACACTACTCACGAGTGGTCGCATGCTATAGACGCGTGCAGATACGCTTACTCTGATGTATATACACAAAAACAAGTAAAAACGATGAGCAAGTCTGCTCTTGGTTTATAAAAATTTATAAGGAGGCAACTAAGCATGTTTAGAATAGCTGACGGCAGAGAGCACTTCTATCAGTGGGACTTAGACAGACAAGTTATCGTAGAAGATAGCTCTATTGTTGAAGTCCACTTCTGTAATAGAACTGATGAATGCTCACTATGTGTCGAAGTTGTAGACGGACTCGCTAACGTACCTAATATCATATTGCAAAAGAGCTTTGATATTCGTGTATTTGGTTATGACGGCAAGGCAACTCTACATGAGAAGACATTTAAAGTAAAACCTAGAACTCAGCCTAGTGACTACATGTATACAGAAACAGTCACTAAGAGTGTTGAAGAAATCATAACAGCTGCTGAGCAAGTAGGAACTATTACCACTGAATTTTACGAATTTGTAGATGAATATAAATTAGGCCTAGTAGATGATGGCCAAGGAAATGTAGAACTTAAAGCGGTAGAAAAAGAAGGGGGCGGAGATGCTGACCTTTCTAATTACTACACTAAAGAAGAAACTGAATTACTTATAGAAGATGCAGTAAAGAATATTGAGATTCCTGAAGTAGACCTTAGTGAATATTATACTAAGACAGAGATTGATGCACTACTTGCTGACCTCCCTTCTGGACAAGAGTACAGAAATTTTGAGGAGGTGGCGTTTTAATGGAATATGGATTAATTAAAGATACTACCTTACAGACTATGGCTGACGGCTTCCGTGAGAAAGGTATTGTTCCTAAAACCGATCCTGTCTATGAACAACTTGACTACATTAAGTATGCTTCTGCTAATGCTACGAGCTTGGACGACCCTACTCCTGTAGATACCTCAGGAGGTGATACTACCTATGAAACTATTGATGTGAGCATTCCTGAGGCAACATCATTAGAGTTTGTTTTTCACATTGGATACTACTCTATAAACAAAGCTGTTGCAGGTTATTTAAGAGTAAGATCAAATAACTCTAATGCTTTCTCTGAGGGCATTACTGGCAGTGGTGGTAGTAGAACAATTACTGCAAGGATAGACCCTCACTATGGTAATACTATGCAAGTAAGATTAGAGCCAACTGCTGCTGCTCTTACTGCTTTTGCTGTTACTTTTGAGGTTTATCCGTTAGATGCTGACGGCAATTATATGCAGATTGCAAGAGAAGTAGGTGTTAGTACTCACAAAGTAACACCAGAAGAAATGGCAGAAGCTATTACTAACTTCGATATACCTATAGCACCTCCTGAAGAGGCTCTTACGATAACTGGTGATTGTTTGAATAAATTCAGCGGCGATGGTTGGAATTGGTTTTTAGACACTTACAAGGATGCTTTAACTACTAAAGATATAACAAACGCTGATTCTATGTTTAAAGAAAATGACACATTAAAAGAAATTCCATTTGACTTGAACATAGCAGACTCGTGTAGTATTACTAGCATTTTTGAGAATGCGTTCCAGCTAGAAAAAGTGCCTTATATTTATGGTAAACCGAGTACTTTTTATCGTGTTTTTTGCGGCACTCGGTTAATTAGAGAAATTCCGGAGGACTGGGCAGACAATCTAGACTTTAGTGTAATAAATTCAAGTACAAGTAACGGCTGCTCTTATGTATTTAACGGTTGTTATTCTCTTAAAAGAATTCCAAGTTCTTTACTACAAAAATTGTGGTCTAATGGCACAACTAGTAACTGTGTACCTTACTACAACTTGTTTAACACTTGTAGGCTTCTTGAGAAAGCAAATGAGCTTGGTGTACAACGGTCGACACTAACGACTAATAGATGCTCTTATACGTTTTCAAATTGTAATAGATTAAAATCATTCACCTTTGCTGTGCAGCCTGACGGCACACCTTACACTGCTTCTTGGAAAGCTCAAACTCTAGATTTATCAGACAGAGTTGGCTATGCTCAGTACAAAACGTATATAACGGACTATGTGACTGAGGAAGAAATTGCCAAAGAAGTAATAGATGATGCTACATATCAAGCACTTAAGAATGACCCAGACTGGTGGACGACTAATATTTTATATAGTCGTTATAATCACGACTCCGCAGTAGAAACTATTAATAGCTTACCTGATACTTCTGCCTACCTTGCTTCAGGTGGTGGCACTAATACGATTCGGTTTGCACGTAATAGCGGCTATAATACTGACGGTGGCCATTGTGGAGCATTAACAGCAGAAGAGATTGCAGTAGCAGCAGCTAAGGGCTGGACAGTAACGTTAGTATAAGGAGATAAAATATGAGATCAACTAATTTTAATATTGTTAGATATGACGCTGATGAAGGCAAGGTATTCGACTGGAAAGAGCCTAGATTCATTGAAGATGAGAATGGCGAGCAGACTCAGGAACACCTTTATGTTAAGACTATCTTCATCGGCCCTACAGACTCTATAGATAATTATATTGAAGTAGAGGAGGTATAATATGCCTGAGATGAAAACACTTAACGGCTATGAGGTAGTAGACGCTAAGGCGAGAGAGGATATTAAGGGCCTTCAGGAAGCTATTGAAAATATAGACGTTCCTGAAGCAGACCTTACTTCTTATGCTCTCAAGAGCGAGCTGCCAACCAAAGTTAGCCAACTTCAAAATGACAGCAAATTTATTACACTCGCAGAGGTGCCTAAAACAGATTTAAGCGAGTATGCAAAGAAAAGTGATATTCCTGATGTATCAGACTTCATTACAAGCATACCCAGCGAGTATATCACAGAGACCGAACTCACTGCTAAGGGCTATGCGACAGAGAAGTATGTAGATGACGCTATTGCAGGTATTGAGATTCCTGAAGGTGGTGGCGGAAGTGATGTAACCGAGGTATTTTGTTTAAACGTTACTAAGAATAGTAAACTTGACGTTTCTTCAAAGGCAGATAATGACCAGATCGCTGTTATAACTACTGTACTTGAGCACCCTGATGCTTGCGTATATCTGAAAACTAGCACTACTAAATATGAGCCGGCAACTATAACTAGAGCAGGAAACGGGCTTTCAGTAACGTTTACTACACCTCTAACTCTTACTGCAACATCTGGCTTATGTATGTCCTATGATTACTTATGTACCCTCGTAGATGAGGAGTGGCAGATTACTAGAACACAAAAAGTTAGAACTTATGTACCGCTTTCCTCAAAAGCAGCCGTCTCAATTGATAACTATGCTACTACTGCTTATGTAGATAATGCTGTATTAAATGCTGGCGCCGGTGGAGGTGGCAGTACTGTTTTAGAGCTTGGCGAGAATATGCAGGAGTTTGACTCAAGTCACGCGATTTATAAATTTGCTGACAGAGTTATTGAGACTAACGGAGCAGCTTCCGTTACGCTTCTTACACCGCTTGGCCACTATGTTCCAGCCGTTATCATAGACTTATTTAATGACCAAGTAACAGGATATAGAATGTTTACACTTCATCCGGTAACTACTTCTTGGAATAATCTGAATGGCCAGTTCGGACCTTCTTACACTTTTGAACATCTTCCTTTTGGTGAGGCGGATGTGTGGAGATGTCATTACAACGGTACTAGCTATATGAGTTATTGCAGTCTTGAAGAATTAGCTTATCAGGTAGGCCCATTGCGTTTAGAAGCTTTCTTACATTTTGAGAGTGATACTTCCGTACCTTTCGAAGAAGCTGAGTTCGGATATAGTCTAATGGAAGTTTTAAATAGTGGACGGACGCCTAACCTAGTACTTAAGTTAAATGACCCGTATCAACCAGATACTATTTGTTACTCTTCTCAGTGCAATGTTTCTTACGACCCTATTAATAACATCTATACGTTTATTGGCGCTTATATTGATACTCTCAACACCGTGCGCTCTATAGCGTTAAAAGTCAACTTGAACGGCCTAACAGTATCTTATGAAACACTAGAACCGCTTTCAAACGCCGTTAGATCACTACAAGCAAGAGTAACAGCACTTGAAGCTGCAATTTCTTAAGGAGGACTGATATATGTTTTATTTAAGTAAAGATAGAGAGCTTACTCCAGACCTCCTTTATAAGATGATTAATCATTTTAAGTTGGCCGTACTTCCTAAGCTCGAAAAGTATAAGAACTATTACGAGGGTGCTCAGGCAATACTTAGCAAGAAGTATACAGACGAGAGCAAGCCTTGTAATAAAACAGTAATTAACTACTGTAAGAACATTGCAGATAGCTATGCAGGCTATCTCGCGACCCCCGGACATATAAGCTACGCAAGCCAGAATGATATTGAAGATATTATGGATATTTTGCGTTATAATGATTTTCAATCGCAGGATAGCTTACTTGTCAAAACCGCACTAATTCACAGTGTGGCCCACGAGCTGATGTACATTGATACAGAAGCTCATACCCGCTTTAAACTCATTGACCCTCTGACCTGCTTCGGCGTATATGACAACTCCCTCACAGCCGATCTACTCTACTTTGTTAGATTCTATAAGATGAATGACTGGGACGACAACGACCTAGATTATGCAGTAGATGTTTATACAGATACTTCTATTAAGCACTACACTATGAAGGGCTTCAGCTCAACTCCAGTATTCATTAAAGAAGAGCCCCACTACTTCGGTCAGTGCCCGGCCAATATTCTAGTAATGCCTGATGAGGCTGGTATCTTTGATTGTATTCTTAGTGAGCAAGATAGTATTAATGAACTCTTGAGTGCTGAGATCGACGACTATGCAGCTTTCTGTGACGCTTACCTTGTTATAGAAGATGCAGAGCTTGATGCTGATACTGTTAAAGAAATGAAACAGAACAGAGTGCTTCAGCTTCCTCAGGCTGCTAAGGCATACTGGCTCACTAAGTCTGCTAATGACGCACAAGTAGAAAATATCCTTAAGAGACTTCATGATTCTATCTATAGAACTGCTCAGTGCCCTGACTTCAGCTCTGAGAGCTTCGTAGGCGGTGTATCTAGTGGTATTGCTATTCAGTATCGTTTAACCGGTATGGAAACTCGTGCAGGTATCATAGAAGCAGAGGCTAAGAAAGCACTTCAGAGACGTATTGAGATTCTTTGCGGCGTAGCTTCTCTTAAGCTTGGTGAAGAAGTGTTCAGAGATATTGAGATTACTTTCAAGAGAAATATTCCTGCTGACGAGGCAGCCCTTATCAATATGATTAACTCGCTTAAGGGAACTGTCAGCGATGAAACTCTTCTTGGCTTACTTCCTTTCATTTCTGACGTAGCATTAGAGCTTGAAAAGGTGAACGCTCAGAAGCAGTCAAACATGGAGTTATTCGGTGGCGGACTTTTCAATGCGGCTGAGAGCGATTCTGAGGAAGAAGAAACCGACGAAAACGACTTTGAGGCGTAAATAATTAGCAAAATTATATCGAGGTGCATTGTATGGCGTATTGGCAAGATCGAATGGCCAGAGCTCAGGCTGTTAAGTATAACAAAAACCGTAAAGAGATAGACAAGATGATGCGCAAGTATTATCAGAGTCTATCTACTCAGGTAATAGCCGACTTTGAGGCTACTTATGACAAACTTGTAGCGGGTCTGTTAGATGGCCGTCAGCCTTCGCCTGCGGACCTCTATAAGCTCGATAAATACTGGAGCATGCAAACTCAATTAGACCAGAGGCTTACTCGCCTCGGTAGAAAGCAGATAGCAGCTCTAACAAAACATTTTAGAACACAGTTTTATGACGTGTATAACGTTATTAAGATTGACGGTATAAAGCCTTTTGCCACTATTGATGATAACGCTGTAAATCAGCTTATAAATCAAGTATGGTGTGCGGACGGCAAATCTTGGAGTCAAAGAATATGGGCTAATATTGCTCAGCTTAAGGAAACTCTTAACGAAGGCTTAATACATACTGTAGTAACCGGTAAGAAAACTTCTGACCTTAAGAAAGAGCTTCAGAATAGATTCAGCGTGAGCTATCACAGAGCTGATACTTTAGTCAGAACTGAATTAGCACATATTCAGACTCAAGCAGCACAACAAAGGTATAAAGATTACGGTATAACAGAATATGAGTTTTATGCAGACCCCGATGAGAGAACTTGTGAAGTATGCGGTAAGCTACACGGAAAGAAATTTCCTATAGCTAGCGCGCCTAAAGTTCCTCAACACCCTAACTGTCGGTGTTCTATATTACCAGTAGTCAATACAGATAAATACGTCATTAAGGGCTTGGACGATAACTAAGAACTAATAAAATAAAGGGCCAGTCATTGAGCTGGAACTTATAAGGAGAATTTTATGGAAAATCAAGAAACTATCGTAACCGAAACTCAGGCACCAGAGACTACTGAAACTAAGACCTATACTCAGGAAGAAGTCCTTGCGCTACTGCAGAGCGAAACGGACAAGAGAGTAACAGCAGCTCTTAAAACACAGCAAAAGAAGTTTGATAAGCAGCTTAGCCTTTCTAAACTAGACGATAATGCTAGGGAGAAGGCTGAGAAAGATGCTCGTATTCAGGAACTTGAAGAAATGCTTCGAGATCGCGACATTGCTAATAACAAGAGCGAACTTAAATCAGTACTCAGTGCACGCGGTCTTAGTGCCGAATTTGCAGATATTATCACTATCTCAGAAGATATTGAGGAATCTCAGGCTAAGATCGACGTATTAGACAAGTTATTTAAAGCTGCGGTTAAGAATGAAGTAGAGCGCAGACTCGCAGCAACCGGCGGTACACCTAAGGGCAATACAGCTGCTCATGACGGAACAGTAACTAAAGATCAATTCCGTAAGATGAGTATTGCAGAGCAGTCCAAATTTGCTAAGGATTACCCAGAGCTCTACAAGAAATTTACACAATTTTAACAATTATAAGGAGACTTTAAAATATGGCACTTTATGAAAATTTTGTTCTTGAAAACAAGATGACCGACCTTGTTAACACTGCACTTGATGTTAACGCACTTTTCACTACTGACAACTCTCTTGAGGGCGAAGCAGGCCTTAAGAAAGTAATTAACAAGTACACTTACACTGGCGAAGTTGAGACCCTTGCTAAGGGCGCAGCTAACTCTGTTAAGGGCGCTGTAAACTTCGTTCCTTCTGAGTACGCTATCGAGCGTTATCAGCAAACTTTCGAGTACAACGATATGGACGTTATGCAGGACCCCTACATCCTTGACGTAGCTACTAAGGGCGCTGCTGAGCTTATGGCTAACCATGTTCGTGCTAAGTACTTCGCTGAGCTTGCTAAGATTTCTAAGACTCACGACGCAAGTGCTTTCACTTATGACGAGTTTGTAGACGCTCTTGCAGCTATCGGCCGTGAAGTTGAGAATGATACTTTCATTGTTATGGGTATCGACGGTAGAGCAGCTATTCGTAAGGACGCTGACTACAAGGCTTCTAGACAGGGCGAAATTCTTTACACTGGCCAGTTCGGTACTATCGCTGGTGTTCCTTGCCTCTTCTCTAAGCTCGTTCCTGAGAAGACTGCATACATCACTGCTAAGGACGCTGTTAAGCACTTCGTAAAGAAAACCGGTACTGTTGAGCAGGACAGAGATATTGAGACTAAGGACAACACTGTTGTTTACGATCGTCACGGTATCATGGCTCTCGTTGACGAAACTAAGTCTATTAAGTTCGTAGTAGCCTAATTAAACTAAAGGAGCGTAGCCGATGGAAAACATTAAATTAATGCTCGGTGACGCTGCCCCTAATTTCTCGGATGCTTTAATTGCATTAAGATTGAAACAAGCCAAGTTTGAGGTTGAGACTTACTGTAAACGTGAGCTCGACCTCGAGCTTGAGATGATTGCTGAGGAAATAGCGGTTATTAAACTCAACAGAACTAATACAGAAGGACTTTCTAGTCAGTCTGCTAACGGAACTTCTGAGAGTTACATAGACGGCTATCCCGAGCATATTCAGAAAGCTTTAGACTCTAAGCGAGAAAGAAAAGTAAAAGCACTTTAAGGAGGTACCTATGATTAATACCTCAATGAGAGCATATGAGTATTTCAAGTATGGAGAGCCTAATGAGTATGGGCAGCAAACACTAATTAAGGGTGAAAACGGTGAGCCTCTCGTGCAGGGCACCGTAAAGCTCGCAATTGCGTTAACCACACAGGCAACGCAAGATAGTATCAACTACCACAACGCCCAATTTTGCGCCCAGACGCTCGATAACGATATAGATGATACATATGTTATCCTCTACGGCAAAACGCGTTTAAAGGTGCTTTTTGTGGCTTCTGGTGGACGTTACAAACAGGTATTCCTAAATGAGTGCTGAGATTAAATTTCAGGGGCTCGATAACATACTTGGTAAACTCGATAAAATCTCTTCTAACGCTAATGTAGAGCAAGCTCTCGGCACTTGCTGTGCCATTGTAGAGAGAAGTGCTAAACAGTTAGCGCCAAAAGATAACGGCGAATTAAGACGTTCTATTTCTTCTAAGGTTGAAGGCCAAGTAGGTATAGTATTTACACCACTTGAGTATGCACCTTATGTAGAGTATGGAACAGGCTTATTTGCTGAAGAAGGCGGCCGTATGGACGTTCCTTGGTGTTATCAAGATGATGAAGGTGAGTGGCATAGCACGAGCGGACAGAAGCCACAACCCTTTATGAGGCCGGCACTAAACAACAATATAAAACTTATTAAACAAATACTTAAGGAGGAGTTAACTAAATGATAGATTATGGACCAACTTTAGTTGCTACTCTGAATAATATTCTCCCCGTGCATTATGAGATGACCTTAAGTAAAGGTACTAAAACACCGTGTATCAGTTATATGGAAACGAATAACTACGTAACTGAAGCCGGTGACACTTTAGGTTATAGTAGACTGGTCTATCAGATTAAAGTATGGGGAACTGACATTGGTGAGCTCTGTAAGTATGCTTGTCAGATAGATGATGCTCTAAGGCCCCTAGGCTGGACGAGAGTAAGTTCTGGCGACTTGTATGACAGAAACTCTACTATGATTCAGAAGATACTACAATACGAGGCAAGAGCCTACGAAACATTTTAATTTTTAAGGAGATTACAAACTATGGCAGTTATTTCTAAGGGTATTAAACTCTCTTATAAGGCTAAGGGCGATGCTGGTGAATTTACCGCTCTTACTAATCTTTACGAAATTCCTGAGCTTGGCGGCGACGTAGATAAGATCGAAGTTACTACTCTCGAGTCTGAGGCTCATGAGTACGTTAACGGTATCAGAAACTACGGCGATACTATTGCATTCAAGTTCTACTACGAGAAAGAACAGTTCGCTACTCTCAGCGGTTTAGCTGAGTGTGACTGGAAAGTTGACCTTCCCGGCGACCTTGCATACACTTTCTCTGGCGAGCCTTCTGTTAAGCTCGATGGTGTAAGCTATAATGCAGCTCTTACTTATTCTTTGAATATTGCTCCTACTTCCGCAATGGTTGTAGCGTAATAGACCCATATGGGAGTAGAGGAGAGTTTCTTCTCCTCTCTCCTCTACTAAATTTTATTAAATAGGAGAAATTTAATTATGTATTTTGATTTTGAAGCTGGTAACAAAGCATACAAACTAAGATTAACCACTAAGGCAGTTATGGCACTTGAGTCTAAGATTGGCTGTAATCCCATGATGATTTTCGGCACAGCTGGAAACCGTATTCCTACAGTCACTGAAATGGTTCATATCTTACATAACTCTCTCACTCACTTCAACCACGGTATTACTTTCAATGATGCTATGAATATTTTTGACGAGTGGCTTGAAGATGGTCACACACCTACTGACTTCATTGCAACTATCGTAGAAGTTTATAAGGCTTCTGGCATTATTCCTAATACTGCTGAGGCCTCAGAGGACGAAGAGGACACCGAAAAAAACTAACAGAAGAGGAAGCTAAACCCTTCCTCTATTCTGATAGATTTTATAAGTGGTTAGATAACGCTCTTGATTGCGGTATCACTGAAGAACAATTTTGGAATATGACTATTGGTGAGTTAAGTCGCGCCGTTAGAAGTAGACTCAGAGTTAAGAAAACTGAGGCCAGAGAGAAAGCCTCATTTGACTATACCTTAGCACAGATAATAGGTAGAGCGTGCGGCATGGCGTTTGGTACAGTAAAAGCTGAGTTCCCAGATATTGCTGGCGTATATCCTACGCTATTTGACAGTGAAGAAATAAAGCAACGCAAGCAAGAGAAACAAGCTGAGTTAAGTGCTTTACGGTTCAAACAATTTGCAGAATCCTTCAATCAAAAATTTAATAAGGAGGCAGCAAAAAATTGAATGAAGAGTTAAGAATTATAATATCAGCTGAAATAGATAAGTTAAAAGAAGCATTAGATAAAGGTCAGAAAGAGCTCAAGGAAACTGAGAAAACTGGTAAGAGTGTTGGTGCTGGTTTAGGCAATGCTCTAAAGGGTGCAGGTAAAGTCGTGGGCGTTGCTATGAAGGCAATGGTTACGGCAGTCGCTGCTGCCGGGGCTGCAATGATCGGCCTTACTGAGTCTACTCGTGAATATAGAACACAACAGGCAATGCTTGCAACTTCTTTCCAGACTGCCGGCGGTAGTGCTGAACAGGCTAAAGAAGTTTATGGCGACCTGTATAGAGTTTTAGGTGATGCCGGTCAAGCACAAGAAGCTGCTCAACACTTAGCAAAGCTCACTACAGAGCAAGAAGCACTAAGCGAATGGACCTCTATTTGTCAGGGTGTTTATGCTACCTTCGGAGCGAGCCTTCCTATCGAATCACTCACTGAGGCCGCTAATGAGACAGCCAAAACCGGCGAAATCACCGGAGCCCTCGCGGACGCCCTAAATTGGGCGGGTGTGAGTGAGGCCGAGTTTGCTGATCAGCTATTCTTGTGTAATTCAGAGGCTGAGAGAGAAGCACTTATCAGACAGACTTTAACAGGTCTATACGGTGATGCTGCTGCTACTTACGAAACTACAGCTAAGAGTATACTTGATGCTAATGAAGCTCAGATGGCCCTTACAGACTCTGCAGCTCAGGCTGGTGCAGCCTTAGAGCCGGTTGTAACGACTATTAAAGCTGGTTTAGCTAATGCTCTGACTGGTATAATGCCTCACTTCTCTACTTTTGCAGAAGGCTTTAGCAACGTAGTAAACGGTGTTAAGGGCGGTGCAGAGCAGATGAAAGAAGGCATAAGAGGTATGGCAGACGGCCTTATTCAGACCATAGATGCTATCTTACCTACTGTTCTAAGCGTTGGTATTGAGATTATAGTTGCCTTGATTGAAGGTATTGCGGCAGCACTTCCTAGTCTGCTCGATACTATCGGACAGGCATTAAAAGATATTTTAAAAGCTCTTACTACACTTATCCCTATGGTCATAAGCACGGTTTTAGACGCGCTTCCTGATCTAATAAATATTGTATTTGAGATTGCTAGTGAGCTCATAAACTCGATCGGCGTAATACTTCCTCAGATACTAAATGCGGTCGTTGCGATTATCCCGCAACTGATTCAGTCAATTTTAGATAATATCCCACTACTTCTTGACGCGGCAATTTCTCTACTCATGACTATAGTAGATGCAGTTCCCGTTATAGTAGTTAACCTATTAAGTGCACTTCCTGACCTTATTAAGACTATCTTAGATGCACTTTTAAATGCTATTCCTCAGGTGCTAGACGCAGCCGTATCGCTGCTTCACGGACTCGTGGACGCAATCTTGATTATACTTCCAGTACTTCTCGATATGCTTCCTGAGATTATAGTAGCCGTTGTAGAATTTATTATGACAGCTATCCCTGAGATTATAGCTGCGGCTGTAGAGCTCTTCAAGGGCATAGTAGCTGCAATTCCGCTTATCCTCCCTGTTATCGTCGAGGCACTCCCTGCGGTCATTATTGCCGTAATTGAGGGGCTTTTATCGATGATTCCTATGCTAATCGACTGTGTTGTTCAGCTGGTACTTGCTATCGTAGGTGCACTCCCCGATATTATCATTGCCCTTGTAGACGTAATTCCTGACCTCATTGCAAGTCTGTTAGAGGCAGTAATTCAGTGCTTACCTCAGATTATTGCAGCACTGGTCGTACTAGTAGGTAAGCTCATAGTAGCGATTCCTGAGATACTCTTCGGCCTCTTCGATGCAGTTATTCAGCTCTTCATTGGCTTAGTGTTAAGTATTGTAGATACCTTCCTAAATCTTCCCGAGACACTTTACGGTATCTTTGAGGCTGCTTGGAACGGTATTAAGAATGCTTTCAGCTCAGTCGGCAGCTTCTTCAGTGATACTTGGAACAAAGTTAAGGGAGCATTCAGCGGAGTAGGTACTTGGTTTAGTGATACATTCGGCGGCGCTTATAAGAAAGCTACTGACTCGTTTAAAAACGCTAAGACAGGCTTTGCTAACGTATGGAACAATATCAAGGCTGGCTTCGGAAACGTAAGCGGCTGGTTCAATGATACTTTCAGCGCTGCTTGGACTAAGGTTAAGGACGTCTTTAGTAAAGGCGGTAAGATATTCGACGGAATCAAAGACGGCATCTTAAACGGTCTAAAGACAGTTATTAACGGGCTTATTAACGGTATTAACAAAGTAATTGCAGTACCTTTCAACGGTATCAATAGTGCCCTTCAGAAGATCAAAGGTATCAGTATCGTTGGTCTTAAGCCTTTCGACTGGATGCCGACTATCAGCGTGCCTCAGATTCCTCAGCTCGCTCGAGGCGGTGTTCTTGAGAAAGGACAAGTCGGTTTACTTGAAGGTAGTGGCGCAGAAGCTGTCGTACCTCTCGAGAATAATGACGCTTGGCTTACTAAGATTGCTGAGAAGTTGCACGGGCTTATGGACGACGGCAGCGGCAAGGAAATTATCCTTCAGGTTGACGGTAAAACCTTTGCTAGAACAAGCATTAAATCTATTAATCAGCTCACTAAACAGACCGGTAAGCTTGACTTAGTACTCGCATAAAGGAGATTAATTATGGCTTACTTTAAGATAAACAACGTAGACTATTCAAGATATGTCAATAAGCTGTTGATTGACACTAAACACAAATATACAGCACGAGAAAACGCCTCAGGCAACCTCATGGTTAAGTACATTACTAAGAAGCACAACGTTCAGGTGGGTATTATCCCACTTGACGCTGCTGCTCTAAGAAGCTTAGAAGCTGAACTTAGCGGTGGAAACTTTGAGAAAGAAATTACTTACCTTGACCCTGAAACAGGTAGCCTCACGACTATCAGATGTATTATTCCGATACACACTATCGAGTACTACACGATTAGAGCAGACAAGACTATGACTAAGGCGTTTAACTTCACTTGTGAAGAACTTTAAATAACGGAGGAGCGAGAAAATGATAAATTCTAATATTCCAAATCTCGACTCCATGAGCACAGTTAAAGCTAAGGTAGATTTCTATAACGGGTCTACCTTAGCGCAGACTTGCTATTGTATTGACCACTTAGAAGACTTTGAGCTAACAAGAGAGGGCGACAACAGTAAATTCTTCGGCTTTGGCATTTGTCATAGACTTGACTTTAATTTAGTTGACCTTGATAGAAACCTCGATGTCGCTAAGGAATATACAGTGGAGCTGGGGTTAGGCGACGGAACTACTTGGGACGCACCTTACCCTACTTTTTATATTACGGAGCTTAAGAGAAACGAGAAGACAAATACTATTACAGCTACCTCGTATGATAAATTATACTGGGCTGGCGAATATTTATTCAGCGACCTTGAGCTTGAACCCCCTTACACGACCTGGCAAGTTGCACAGAAAATAGCTACAAAGCTCGGGCTTACTTTAAACATTCCGACAGCTATCGTGAGCGATTTCCTACTGAGCTACACCGAAGGAGCCAACCTCGAGAAAACAGAAGATTTGCGCTCTATACTCAATTGGATAGCCGAAGCTACGCAGACTATTTACTTTGTCAACCACCAGAACAGACTTACTTTTAAGCGCTTAGATAGAGATGGCTCTGCAGTAAAAGAAATTACTCGTGATCTCTACTATGAGCTTGATACTAAAACCCCTCGTACCCTTGTTACTATCTGCAATACTACTGAGCTCGGCGATAACGTAGAAACTGCTTTAGAAGATGAAACTGGAGCAATTCAGTATATCAGAAATAACCCCTTCCTTGAGCTTAGAACAGACCTCGGAGATATTCTCGAAGCTGCCAAAGCAAAAGTAGGCGGAACTACTATTACACAGATTAACTGCGACTGGAGTGGCGACTATACTCTTGAGATCGGTGATAAGATAGCTCTTATGACAGAAGACGGCAACTGGGTCAATTCTTACGTACTCAGTGATACTATCGTATTCGCGGGAACTCTTAACGAACAGACCGAATGGGATTACACCGACCAGCAACCTGAAACCTATGCAAACCCTACAAATATCGGTGAGAGAATCAGCCAGACCTTTGCTAAAGTAGACAAGGTAAATAAACAGATTACCCTACAAGCAAGCGAGATTGAAGAAACAAAAGAGAGTGTAGGTAAACTTCAAGTATCTACTACTGAGGTCAGTGCTTCTGTAAGTTCGGTAGAAAAGAAAGTTGCAGAAGTAGAAAGTGCTGCCTCAGCGACTAACTCACGAATAGATACACTTTCTAAAGATGTAAGCCTTAAGCTTGATAAACAAGGCGTAGAAATTACAGTAGCTCAGAAGTTAGAAGAAGGCGTAGATAAAGTAGTAACTTCGTCTAAGAAATACACCTTTGATGATGAAGGCCTTATGATTAGTGCGCCTGACTCTGAATTTAGTACTGAAGTTACCGACAACGGTATGAGAATTTATAAGAGCTCTTCTGAGGTACTTACGGTAAATAATGATGGTGTTCAAGCTGCTGACTTGCATGCGCGGACATTCTTAATTATTGGTGAAAATAGCCGACTAGAAGACCGTGGTAGCCGTACTGCTTGCTTCTGGATTGGTAGAGCAGGAGGTTAATGAATGGCAACACTTTTTAAATATTACAAATGGTCCGGATATGATGGCTCAAACGTTTTACAAACTACTACAAGCGCTGAGGCTGACATTACTGTTAGGTTTGACTGGACTATTGCAGAGCAGTCTATCGTACATAATTACTCAGTAATTGATTATACTGCGTCAATAACCTGCCACAATACTGAGATAGGCTTAGGTAGTCATGATACTCTGCTTATAACTACTAGGTCAGTATCTTTTGATAACGTAGTTGATGCAGAAGCTTCTACGAATATACTTTTAAAAGCGGGTCAGACAGCTACTTTATGTTCGGGCAGCACTACCTTATATCATGATGACGGTGACGGAACCGAAACACCTACAATAAAAGTACTTTGGCGATTAGAAAGAGTCTATGAAGAGGCTGAGCCCGGCAACTATATCTGGGTTAGTACTTCTTATAGCTTGACTGACAGCATTGTAATAGACCCTATTCCTAGACATGCTATTATTGACTATAGCGCGGGCAAAGAGGTTCAGAACTTCAATGACGAGGCTGCTTCAGTAGTTATTAACTATGCAGTACCAAGCGGCATGACCGGCTACCTTTATCTTAGCTTAGACGGCAATGAAAATACGGAAAGTACACATTTAGAAGCTGTTACAGGCATAGGAACGCATAATTATTCGTTTTCAGCTGCGGACCGTAGAAATATGTGGGCTCTCCTAGACCAAGGTTTAGATAATAAGCAGGTAAGATTTTTCATTAAAACTACTAATGAAAACGGTACTGTGTTCCGTGAGCCTTCTAACTGGGTAAACTTAACTATTGTAAATTACATGCCTACTCTGAACCCTTCGGTTGTAGACAGTAACCCTGTTACTAAAGCTCTTACTGGCGACCCGGAAAAACTTATCAGATACGCAAGTACTGCTAAATTTACTACGGGAGCACAAGCTAAGAAGCACTATTCGATCGCTACAGAGTCTTGTGCAAACGGCGGAAACAATCCTATTTACGGAGCTACCGGCGAAATTCCTAATGTTGCTAGTAATTACTTTACGTTCTCAGCAACAGATAATGCTGGCAGACGAGTTCAGACAGGTCTTGAAGTTCCTGCAGAGTATGGCTACTGGATCGAGTACATAAAGCTTACTTGTGCTGCAACTGCAACTGAAATGACAGCTGACGGCGATGTAGAAGTAACTATTAGAGGTAAGTACTTTGACGGCAATTTTAGTACAACCAGACCTAACAAAATGTATCTTAGCTATGACCTATCTAAGAACAATGAGGCCCCCGTAAGCTATAGCCGTGGCGAGATAACACCTCAAGTAGATGGCTCAGACTATACTTATACCTTTACAATTTCAGGGCTTGAATACTTAAGTGTCTATGACCTTACTGTCAGAGTTTCAGATGAAATTTTAACAGAAGGCGCTGCAGCACATACAATCTTAGCAAGTACCCCTATTTTTGACTGGGGCCGTACAGACTTTGCTTTCAATGTTCCTGTAACTATTCAAGGTGATTCAGTGCCTACTATAGTAGAACAAGGAACCGACTACTCTGGCTGGACTTATAGAAAGTGGTCTGACGGTTTATATGAGTGCTGGCAGAGAAAAGTTGTTAATACAACGCTTAAAAACGCTTCTTCTGCTACAGGCTGGTATACTTCTGGCGCAGTATCGGCAACTAACTTAAGTTACCCGATTACGTTTACAGAAATACCTACTGTCAATGTAAACTTATCGCCTACGACTAACACTTGGGCGCTTTTGGTACCCGGTAGTACTCCCGGAACTACTGAAGAGACTGGTAATTATCAATTACTGGCAACGTATACACACGATACAAATAGAGACTATATATTTAATTATCAAGTAAAAGGAAAGTGGAAATAATATGGACGTAACAATTTGGACTGAATTAATCGGCACACTCGGCTTCCCTATTGCTTTAGTGCTCGCTATGGGCTTCTTCATCTGGACTATCTATAAACAGTCAGTAACACGTGAAGAGAAACTAATGACAGAGATCACCGAGAATCGCCTAGTTAACGAGAAAGCTATAGAAACCTTAACACTCTATGCTGAGCGACTCGGCAACATA